CTCTCGCCGTGGAATGAATCGATGATCAGCAGGGAGTCGTCTCCACACATGGCAACACTCGCGGAATCAACCCCGAGTTCGAAGCACACGCTCACTTGGACAAAGAAGTTGATAACAGTGTCCAGAGCGGAGGTGCAAGGTTGTCCGGACTTGATGCCGTCCGTAAACTTGTACTTGTTGCCATAGCAATCGCTCGCGTACGCTTTGATGCAGCTGCGCAGTGCCGCAATCAGCTCTTTTGGAGCCCCAAGCGCCTCAAACAAGGCAATTGCTTCATTGATCGTCGGTTCGGTGGTGCTGGCATCGAATTTCTCAGCATCCGCCTCCACGATGGCAGCGGCAGCACGACACGCGTACTTAAACCACTTACCAATATCCTCCGCGTTTGAACCACACGGGTAAAACGGACAAATAGTCAAGACGCGCCCACCAAAAGGATAAGTGAACAGCATCTCGTTATCGCCGTTGAAGATCTTTGCGATCCTCTTTGTCATGGCTTTGGCCGGCGGGCCTGCCACGACCTGAAGCTCTTCGGCTACCGAACTGATTAGGCGCGGCGTCGACGTTGTGGTGTCGGGGGGTGGATCGGCCCCCTCGCCACCTGTCGCGTGCTTCGCGCACAACTCCTCATATCCTGGCAAGTATGGGGAGAGCGGCAAGTCAGCCGCCTTCTTGTTCGTTGCCTCCTTCTTCAAGAACAACCGAATGGATGTCTCCACGGTTTTCCCATCCAACAGCGCGTCGCTGATCGGATGGCCGTGGTCCACATTCCACATCGCACGCTCCAGAACGGCCTTGCGGGCGGCCGACTTCCCATCCAATATGGACTCTCTGGGTGGCACCTTGAGCAGCTTAGCAACCTGCAGCTGCACAAAACTGTCCTCCATGATTTGCTCGCGTATCGTCTCACCACGGTTCTCAACATAGAACCTGTGGCTGGGGGTGTCATTCTTGTTAACCCTCATCATCCGAACGATAGCGGAAACAGGGATCGGTCCGGTCTTGAGGGACGCCGACCTCCTGCTTAGGACAGAGCCATCCAGTGGGTAGTACTGGTAAAAGCGTGGATTGGACACGGTCGTGCCATCAACCGACAGCTGCACTGAGCATCCCTCCTTGAGCTGGACCCCTGACACGTCCACGTTAGTGGCCGCGCAGGGTAGCACAATGTGGGGGGGCTCCATAGCTTCATCTTCTCTCCCTGGGAGGACACAATTATAGATGTAAGCAGCTGCTGCGGAGATCGACAACGCCATGCGTTTGAAGAAGTTTTGAGCCAGTCCGTGGACATGGGCCGCTGGAGAAAAGGCTGACCCGAGCTTTGGTAGCCCAGGGATCACCTCGTGAATCGGAGAGTTGAGTTCCTCTTCACGGTCCAAGAACCTCATTATGCCTTCATAGATGAGATCCAATGGGGTGAGGTTACAGAGTAAGTTGTACCCGAGGTACATCAACAATTTTGTTGGCACCCCGGCGTCATTGAGGTCAAGTAAGTGAGACGGGTCAATCCCGGCATTCGTCATAGACGATATGCCATCTGCAATATCGATGGCCGTGCCGCAAAGCACAAGCCTGCCATAACCCGCCAAGGTGGGTTTCTGGCTCAAATTGAGCCAGCCCGCCATTTTGACCAAACAAATGAGGTCGCGCCATCTTCCCGTATAGGTTGGCTCCTCACCATAGTAAGGTGAGTAAGCCACCCTGGGGCGCGCGAACCTCGATCGGAGCTTTGCGCCGATGTACAACAAACTGAAGGCGCCGATGCAACCATACAATATCGGCCTGTGGTCTGTCCTTGCCTCCTCTTTCATGAGCAAAGTGGAATTGAACACATTCATGTCACGCAACCCTTTCTTCCCGAACAAGTAGTTCGTCAGGCGCCTGCGGACGCCAGCGAAGAAACCCACGGGCTTTGGGCCTTCGAGGGCTTCATCCAGGAACGGCTGGAAGCTGGGACGCATCGCCGTTGAGACGACGCGCGCCAACTGTAATCCAGAGATTCCGGGATACTTGTTTCGGATGTAGGCGGTGAGCGCCTGTACCATGCTTGTGTTCCGAGGCATTGTTAATGCCTTCTTCATCGCGTCCTCGAGTGCTTGGCGCTCCTCGACGGTGGTGGGCAAATCTGCCACCATGCTTGTGTTCTCGTGCGTCCGCGCGACAAGCTTCCACTCAACCACCACCCCCACTCCTTCCCTGTCAGCAAACACGCGTGCCACCTGCACGAGTGCACGGTCGTGTCCGACGTTGACAATGGGTTGGGCGAAGTTGGTGTCGTAGAAGTTGGCATCAGAATACGTGACCTCTATGGCAGCGGGATTCGAATCCACGCGCACATTAGTGGCCACCGCGTCTTTGACAACAACAAAGAACACTTCTCCACCGAAGAACTCCCCGCTAGCCCGCGGGGCGTTCCCGGTTGCGATGAGGCGAGATCCCAACGGTGCGGCGCTGAAGAACTCGTCCACTCGGTCCCATGGTAGGGACCAATTGTCACTCACGATGAGGGTCACAGGAAC